GTCTGGCACCTGGCAAGGCTTCCAGCACAAAGCCTGGATCGGCAGGCAAAACATGGCCCCTGCCATCTTGGGCTCATCAAACCTTACCTGAAATTGAAGGCTTGCCGCTTCCTGGCAACGGACCCCGAGAATGTGGGCGCGGAGGTATTGTCCTTGGTGGCGTTGGTGGTTCTGAGTAAACTCGGCGCGGACAAGGCACCGGATGACTTGTGGAGTGTCGGAGAGAATGAAAGGCATAGCGTTGAGCTTCGTTAGTCATGGTTTGCGGATTTGGCGGCCTCTTGGGCGGCGAGGGCTTGGCTCAAGCCGAGGCCAGCCGCGTAGAATGCAGTTGTTTCGTCAGCGTCCGCAGGGCATTTATCCATATATTCGTTTGCTGCCACTGCCAGCCCCTCCGCCAAGGCCTGCCACTTGGCAAGCTCCACCGCCTGCCGTTGGATCGTCTGCACATCTCTGGCGGCTGCGTGAAGGTGCGACGTGCGGGCCTCTTCGAGCCGGGCCAGTAGCTCGGCCTGCCCGGCTTGGCTGGCGGCTAGCTCGCGTTCGAGTTGGCCCGCAAACTCCCACCAAGGGACTCCGACAGTGCGTTTAAATTCGTTTGTGCGCGGTGTATCGCTCATGGGTGTTTAGGAGTTGAGTGCTTTGGTGCGTTTAGGCTGGCGCTTGGCCGCCCGGCGCTCGGCTGCGGTCATTGGCCCCACGGCCTCGGCAAGCTGGGCCATCCATTCGGGCGTGAGGCAGTAATCCAAGTGTAAAAAATTGCCGATTCGGCTATCAGGCCAGCCAAGGCGGCGGCGAAGCGTGCCCCGGTCCAGTTTGAGGCGGGCCATCTTGCCCTTGATGTGCCCGGCAAAAGCCCGGACGGCGGCTAGGCGGTTCTGGCGGGCGGAGGCCTCGGCCTGTTTGGCGGCGGTGATGGCCTCGATGAGTAGGGTGGCAGTCATGGCTTGGTGGGCTGGAGGATTTCAAGGACGACGGGCTGGCCGCTGGAGTCGGTGGAGACGTAGGCAAGAGAACACCAGTCGCCCTCTTTCACCCTTTGGCATGACTCATGTTGAACTGTAGTCCTGTCGGCGTTTGAAAGGCCAACTAACTGCGGCTCACGGTCACATGACGGCACCGCAAAAACCGCAAACTGGCTAGCAGGCTTGGCGATGCAGTAGGCGCGGGGCGTGATGTGGCTCACCGACTTCACATCATCCCAAGGATTGTAGGCAAATCGCATCCCCAAGGCTTTGAGGCGGGCGATCTCCTTGCGGGCAAAGGCTGGGGCGTGAAGGTAAGGCTTCTTGTGGGGTGTCTTTTTCATGGGATGTCGGTTATCAGTTGTTCTAGTTTCCACGGGACGGGAAAGTTTGGTGGGCGGATGACGCCCCGGTACTCAGGCTGGAGCCAGCCAAGCCTATAGGCCACATCCGGCGAGGCGTGGCATCCTTCATGGCAGGTGTGGCAAAGCAAGATCACTCGAAACAGGTTCTCCCGCCCCCTGCCCCATGGATGGTGAGGCTCTAGGCCAGCCTTGGCACCGCACTTGGCACAAACCCGCCTGCCCTGCCAGCCGTCCACCATGGCGTGATAACGCGCCAGCCTATCGGCCTGCTTGGCGCTTGCCGGGGCCAGCCGGGCTTTGCGTTTAAGGTAGCTTCGTTTCATGGCCGTTGTGTTTGATCTCCGCCGCTTTAGCCTTGGCCGTACAGCCCTTAGCTGGGCACGGCTTCAAAAGGCCTGTGCCTGAGTTGGCGAGCCGCTGACCTCGGCCAAGGCAGGCCGGGCAGGTTTTCAGGGGGAGTGCGGTCATGGCGTGACGGGGATAATGTAGGTTATGCACCAAAGGGAACCAGTGCGCCCCTTATTGGCTCCAAAGTGAGGATCTGGAGCGTTGTCGTAGATGCCTTTAACAAACAAACGGCAAGGAATGCGGTGGCCGTCTGGTAAAGGAAACTCGTCAGCATAAAGCATCCGCCAGCCTGCCGGGACAAGCGACTCATCCGCGTTTCTTGGGTTGTGATAGGCGCGTAGCCGGTATGGGTGGGGTATTGTCATGGTGTCGGGATGTCTGGAATGCAATTATAGCGGCAAACCTCAAGGCTCGCAAATGGTATGATTACTCCGGCGTGATTGTAACTTCCAGTCGCGGGCGGTCCTTGTCTTTGTGCATCTCCGGCCTTTCCGGCCAAAGGTCTTTGTCATCCAGGATGATTCTGGCATCCTCGAAGCCATCCAGCACGGCCTTACACCTATCGAGCAAGTTCATCGGATCTGGGAAGCTCAGTGTCGGAAAATACGCCACCACCTTCACCGCCGCTTTCCCCCAGCCCGGCGCAGGCTTGCCAGCCAAGGCCGCTTTTGCCAGGAGGCAGGACGAGGCCCGGCAGGCTTTGACGAGGGCGGCCCGCTGCCGGAAGTGGACGCGCCCGTTGTGGGCGAGCTTTGGGGAGGGAATGGGGACGGTGATGGTCAGGCTGGTCATGGGATGTGCTGCCAGATTTTGCGGCGAACGATGGCGTGAATTGTGGATACACCAACACCAAACCGCACGGCAAGCGCCGTTAAAGTAATGCCTCCAGCGGCATACAGCGAGCGAATTTCAATGACTGTAGTAGCGGTTAATTTTGCAAAATGGTTAGCCTCTCCTCTTGGTCTGCTCTCGCGTTTTGTCCGCGAACCGTGCTTGTCGCCGCTAGCCGAGTTGTTACGACCCTTGGCGGCCCTATCGCGAGCATTATCAGCAGCCGTACCGAGAAAAAGGTGATCAATGCGACAACAAGCCGGATTGTCGCAGCGGTGGCAGACTAAAATATTGGTAATTTCAGCATGATTAAGCATCCATGCGACGCGGTGGGCTAGTTGTGTTTTATCCACCACTTTTACGCTGCCATATCCTGCTTTATTTTTGCACGCCGTCCATACCCAGCAAGGGCTTTCCATGTGCGGCATTGTCGGGCCATCTTTATTGATTTTAGCCCAAAATCTCGCCTCTTGTGCGGGAGTAAAGTTGATTTGTGTGCGCGCCAGTGGCACGGTTGGTGTAGCTTCGTTCATAGTGTTTTTATGGGCTTAGTTAGCGCCGTCGTGAAGTGTCTAGCTTCCGGCGGCGTGTTCATAATAACACGTCATCACAAATCCTCAAATACGAATTAGCTCGATGATACCATTTGCAAACTAAACGGTATGCGTTAGAGTTGGTGTCAGCCGCAAAACATCGGCCAGACATCCTATGATTACACCCTTCGCAACACTGGAGCACATTCCAGATTCTACAGATTTGGAGATGGTCGAGGCCCGTCTCTTGAAGATTGACCCACCAAAGCCTTTTGGGCAAGGCACCATACAATCCGCCTATGCCGAGGACGCTGCCGGTACCAAGGTGGGTATTCGTTTCGTGGATTTTGATCCGCCCCTTACAGCCGATTGGGTAGGCCCATGGTTCCGCATCTCTGCAACCAAAAATGGGCGCGGCGACCTGACAGGTCTCAGCGTTTCTTCCTACAATGGAAAAAAAAGGCTTGATGCAAAAGGAACCGACCAGCATGGCCGCTCCCGCACCGTGATTGAATGGCTCGAAGGCGTCCCCGCCGCCCCAGCCCAGCCAGCCCAGCCAGCCCAGCCAGCCCGCCAAGGCCCGCCAGCCCACAGGACGGACATCGTGTACGACAACAACCCGCAGCAGGCCCAGCAACGCCTACTGAACCCACCTCCCCGCCAGTCAGGCCCGCCACCCCAAGCCGCCCGCCCTCCGCAGCAGCCGCCTGCCCAGCCTAGCAGGCCGCCTGTGCCCGCCGGGCCGCATGGCGCTACGGTAGGCATGGCGGTCAAGGAGGCGTTCACGGCGCTCATCAAAGGCGTGGCAGCCTCCACGATTCCCGACGAGGTGCGCAACCGGACGTTCTGGCAGGATGTCCACCAGTGCGCCTCCGAAATCCTGCATGTCTGCAAGGCGCTCGAATCTGGCGACATCGCCCCTAGCGTCGTCACCGCCGCCCTGCCCGACTATCCAGCCGAGGAAGCCGCCGCCGCTGAGGAACCTTGGCCCCAAGACTAGCCATGAATGACTTCCACCTCATCCCCACCGCCAGCCCACGCCCGGCCAAGCCTGCCCGCCGCCAGTCCAGCCTCAGCCAGTTAGCCTTGGCCGTGCTGGCCGTGTGCGGGCAGATGACCAAGGCCGAGTTGGTGGCCGCCATGGTAGCCCGCCGCAAGGAAGCAGGCAGGCCCGCCCACTCGCCGAACATCTACGCCCGCCTCCGCGCCCTTGTGGCCGCCGGGCAGATCGAGGCCAAGCGCCAAGATGCCGCCACTTGGCTCAGCCTGCCCGGCTCCAAGCCCGGCAAACGAGGCAAAAGGCACGTCTTGCAGGGCCATGCCGTCGTCAGGCGGGGCAAGGCCAAGTTCACGGCCAAGGCCGAGGGCTGCCCGGCTTATTCAGGAAACGCAACACTCACATTCATCAAGTAATACTATGAAACCACACATCTCCTCCATCTCCCTCGACTCTTTTGCTGGTCGCACCCGCCGCCACGACTTCAAACCCGGCACGAATCTCGTTATCGGAGCCAATGGCGCGGGCAAAACCACCATCGCCAACGCCATCTCCTTCGTCCTCTCCGGCAAGGTGCCCGGCCTGCCCAAGACCAACGGCGGTATCATGGACGCCCTCGGCTCCGGCCTGCGCATGGGGGCCAGCCTCGACATCGGCGGCAAGACCTACGACCGCAGCCTCACCCGCTCCGGCAAGTCCGTCAAAGGCGAGGCCAAAAGCCCTGCCCCTGCCGACCTCCTACCGCCCGTCATGCTCGACTTGGAGCCTTTCTTGGCCGCCTCGCCCAAAGTCCGGGCAGGCATGATCTTGGGAGCCTGCGGCGACGACGTGCCAGCCAAGCTCCGCGCCTTGCTAGCCGAGACAGGGCTGGAAAAGCTCATGGCCTCCATCCCGCACCAAGACGGCGTGCAAGACTGGCTGGCCTGCATCGAAGACATCGCCAAGACCACGGCCACCGGCTACACCCGCTCAATCACTGAAATGCGCGGCACGCTAGCAGGTATGGAGATCCTCGACACCTCCGCCCCCGCCCCCACTGGCCCGCCCATCTCCGAACTCCGCGCCAACGTCTCCCGCCTAGAGCGCGAGATCGCCACCCTGACCGGCGAGGCCAACGCCATCGCCAGCCGCCCGGCCCCAGTGCAGCCCCCAAGCGAGCGCCCCAACGGCACGGCAGAGGCATTTGAGGCCCAGCTCGCCGACGTGCAAACCCGCCTGCGCGCCGCCCAGGCCGACCTTGCCCAGGCCCAGGTGGACCGGCAGGTATGGGACCGCTGGCAGGCCGAACACGGCAGGCTTGAGGCCAAGCTGGCAGAGGCCCAGGCCGCCTATCAGATCGTGGCGGACGGGTGGGAGCCAGTGGACGAAGCAAAGTTCAAGGCTGACATTAACGAGTTACTGATTCAGTCTGACCGCCTGCAAACCAAGCTCAACGCCGCCAACAACGACGAGCTTACCGGCAAAGGCACTTGCCCTTGTTGCGGAGCTTTGGCAGTGCATTGGAACCGCGAAGCAGCCGAAGAGTCAGACGTTGCAGGATGGGAGGAAGCGATGAAGCAAAATGCCGACCGCCTCCAAACTCTTCACAGCCTTATTCGCCAAGCCGCCGCCGTCACCCGCGCCTACGAAGCCGTGCTCCGCGCCGAACAGGCCGTGGATAATCACTGGCTTCACGAAACCGTCCAAGGCGCAGGCATCACCGAGGCCGACATCCAAGGCCTGCAAGACGCCCTCGCCGACCTCACCGAGTCCGCCGACGCCCTCACCGCCGAGGCCCGCCGAGCTAGGGCTTGGGACGCCTACGCCAAGGCCGACGAAGGCCGCCTTGTGGCAAGCCTACGCGCTGACCGCATCGCTGAACTCATCACCGAACTCTCCGAGCAACTTGACGCCGCCCGTGGTGCCCTCGCCACCGCCGCCGCCAGCCAAGCCGCCCAGGCCCAAGCCGAGGCCCGGCAGGCCACCCGCAGGCAGGCTGAGGAACGGCTGGCCCAGCTCGAAACAGATGAAACCGCCTTTAAAACGGCTAGGACGGCTTGGGATGCTGGGGTGAAGGGCATCATGGACCATGCCTTGCGCGGCGTGCTGGATGTGTGCCAGACCTTCACGGCTGGCTTGTTCGCCGCCCCGTTGACTGTCCACGACCTTTGCCTTGGCCGATACGAGGATCAGTCATGGGTGACTTTCGATGCCTTCAGCGGCTCGGACAAGCGCATTGCCACCGCCGCCATTCAGGCCGCCTTGGCTGCCAATCATCAAGGCTTTAAGCTCGTCATTGTGGACGAATTTGGCGTTATTGATCCAGGCCGCAAGCCTGCCGTCTTGGCGAATCTGGCCGCCGCCGTGGAGGCTGGGCTGGTGGATCAGGTGATTGTCATGGACAACCGCGACATCGACGGCGTGCCGAAAGGCGTAAACGCAATTCATCTTGTCTAGCAGTCGAAATAGTGTTAATAGTGGGGCGCGCATACTTCAACGCGCAAGACATCCGACACCACGCTTATGCAACCATCCCCAGAACAGGCCGCCGCCATCGCCAGCCAAGCCCCCCGCCTCCTGCTTCGCGCCGGGGCAGGCAGCGGCAAGAGTTTCGTCCTCGTCCGCCGTATCGCCGCCGCCATCGCCAACGGGGCCGACCCATCCAAAGTCGTCGCCATCAGCTTCACGGTTCAAGCTGGCCGCATCTTAGCCGACAGGCTGGCAGCCCTTGGCATTACTGGCCTCCGGCATGTTGGCACGCTGCACGCCTTAGCACTGGCTGAGGCCCACAAGTGGCCGACATGGCAGGGCCGCCGCCCCGTCATTATAGACGAGGACACCCAGGCCGCTATGATCAAGGCCGAGCTTACCCGCCTCCGCCTAGATAAATCCGTCTCCATCCGCGACGTGGCCGCCACCCTGGCCGCCGGGCAGGCTACGGATACAGGCGTGCCTTGCATCTCCAACCGTGCCTACGCCCCCGCCAGAGCCGTCCGCCGGGCCATGGTAGCAGCCGGGCAGGCTTCGATGGATCTTTTGCTTGGCGAGGCCGTCCACCATTTGCCGGGTAGCCTTGGGGATCTGGATGCGCTGTTTTGGGACGAGTTCCAGGACACGGCGGCCGGAGACTTTGCTTTGCTTGAGCAGATTGAGGCCAAGTCCAAGACCGTAGTAGGCGATGAAATGCAGTCGATTTTCAGCTTCCGTGGTGCTAGTTCGGATTATTTTAGACACTTAGCCGCCTCGCCTGAATGGTGCCAATTGATACTTGTCGACAACTACCGGAGCCTGCCGCCCATCATTGCCGCCGCCAACAGGCTCACGGCAGGCCAAACCGGAGCCATTGCCATGAAATACGTCCGCGACCCTCGCAACGTCTCCACAATGTTTGTCTCCCCCGAGATAGCCCACACGCCAGTTGGTGTGTGTAACTTCGGCACCGAGGCCGCCGAGTTTGCCCACATCCGCGAATGGCTAGCCTCCCACCCAACAGGCTCCCGCGCCATCCTCTGCCGCCACAACGCCCTAGCCGAGCGTTTGCGGCTGGCCCTGGCCGACGCTTTGCCGCCCTGCCCGGCCCTGGCCCTGGACCCAGCCATGATCCGGCAGGCTATGGCAGCCATCCAGAATCCCGGTGAGACATGGCACAACCACCACAACGCCCTGCCCTACGTCCGCCACTTCACCGAGGCTTGCGGCTCTAGCCAGCCCGAGGCCCTGCTGCCAGCCATGGCCGAGGCCCTGGCCCAGGCGGAGGCACAGGCTAGCTACGACTTCAATGGCCTCTACATCGGCACGGTTCACGGTGCCAAGGGCCTCGAATGGGACCACGTTTTGATTGCCGGAGCCGAGCAGGCTAGCTGGCCTGACACGGCAGAGATGCTGCGCCTGTTCTATGTGGCCGTGACGAGAAGCCGGGACAGTCTCACCATCACTTGCGCCCGGCGGCGGCCAAGCCTGCATGGCCGGGGCTGGACGGAATCTGAAATGGCGGGTATTGTGGGGAAACTTTAAGCCGAACGATAAAACTGAGCCACAGGCCCCACAATCAAATCTATGACAACACAAACGACATCCGAGGGGCCTGTTGGCTCCAGTGCCTTGTTCGCCGTTGGCGACTGGGTGAAACTCAACCCCGATTCCGAATACGAATACGAGGTCGCTGAAATCCGCCGATTCCCACACGGCTTCATGGTGGGCATCTACGACGAGCCGCCGTCGAAGCATCTGGACTTCTGGAACGCCTCAAGCCTGACGCTTTCACGGACGGCGAACGACCAAGCTGAGCGACTGACATGAGCGCGCTGATGACATCCGATTGCAACCAAGGCGCTGCCCGCGCTCATGGCAGTTCGCTCCAGCGTCTTGTTAGCACTTCGCGACTCAAGGCTCTCGACCTGTTTTGCGGGGCTGGCGGGGCTGGCATGGGGCTGCATCGTGCTGGCTACGATGTGACCGGCGTGGACATCAACCGGCAACCCTACTACCCGTTTGCGTTCGTCCAGGGCGATGCGCTCGATGCTGACCTGTCCGGCTATGACCTCGTGTGGGCATCGCCGCCGTGCCAGGCATACACGGAAATGCAGCGGATGCACAAGAACGGCGCGGCGCACAAAGACCTCGTAGCTCCAATCCGCGAGAAGCTGAAAGCATGGGGCGGACTCTACATCATCGAGAACGTGGCAAACGCGCCGCTGCAAACTCATGTCATGCTTTGCGGGACAATGTTCGGGCTACGAATCGCCAAGCACCGATACTTCGAGGCAAACTTCCCGCTGCCGCTGCTCATGCCTCCATGTGACCACCGGGACATCTACGACCCGTGGCACGGAAAAGGCCGAACTGCGGACAAGATGCGCGAGGCGCAAGGAACGCCGTGGATTCCCAGCAGCGGCGGCGCATCCCGCAAACGTGGCGAGACTGGCGACACGAACAACGCCATCCCGCCCGCCTACTCTGAATTTCTCGCGTCGCACGCCAAGCGCGTGACCGCGAGTGCTAACGCATAAGCTCATGGACGCCGACCTATTCACTCCGCTTCAAGAAGGACGCTCCTCGGCGTTCCATGCAGCGTCTTGTTCGCCTTTGCGGGTGTTGGTGGCGTGCGAATACAGCGGAGCGGTGAGGGATGCCTTCCGGGCCTTGGGACACGATGCCATGTCCTGCGACCTGCTGCCGACCGATGCCGATGGACCGCACTACTGCGGAGACGTTCGGGACGTGATGGAATACCCGTGGGATCTTATGATTGCGCACCCGCCATGCACTCACCTGTCAGTGTCCGGCGCGAAGCACTTCCAAGAGAAGCGCAAGGATGGGCGGCAGCAAAGCGCCGTGAGCTTCTTCATGATGCTGGCTCGCTCACCCATCCCGAAAATCGCCATCGAAAACCCGGTCTGCATCATGTCGAGCATGTGGCGGAAACCCGACCAAGTAATCCAGCCTTGGCAGTTCGGCCATGGCGAGACAAAGGCAACGTGCCTCTGGCTCAAAGGACTGCCGAAGCTCCGGCCCACGAACATCGTGGAAGGCCGCGAGCAGAGAATCTTCAAGATGCCGCCGAGTGCCGACCGATGGAAGGAACGCTCGAAAACCTTCGCAGGAATTGCCGCTGCGATGGCCAACCAATGGGGCGGTTTCCGTCAGGCGAACAAAAAGCTAACCGACCGGCCATAGCCGGTTCGGTTCAGCGGCAGTTCGGTGCTTGCCATCTGCCCGCCATCCTGATAAAATGCCCCCACAATGAAAACGCTCGCCTACGCTTTCCTGACCTTCGCCCTGCTCCGCCTCTTCGCCGCCCTGCCCGCCCATGCCCAAGACACCCGCCGCCCCACCGAGGGCATGACCGTAGCCGCCTACGAGGCCGAGGCCATCGCCAAGGCCCGGCAGCGCCCCGACGTTATCCGTTTGCGCTTCGCCCTAGCCAAGGCCGCCACCGACGCAGAGAAAAAAGCCATCTCATCCGCGCTCTACCTCGTTATTGAGGCCGCCGCCAGCCAGGGCAGGCAGGCAGGGCTGGCCGCCGTGGAGGCTACGAGGCGGGAGGATGAGGCGCTGCATCGGCGGTGGGATTCTGACAGGAAGCACGAAGAATTGCTGAATGCTTTGCAAAACCTTCGGCGTTGAGTAATAATGAGCGCGCCGCCTTGGAGCTAGTAACTCCGCAGCGGCGCTAAACTCCACATGACCTTACCATGCAAAGCTCTGATTCTACTCTCACCGCGCCCCCGCCGCCCGTCAACCTCAGCGCAAAAGACATCGCGAGATTCTGGTCCAAGATTGATAAAAACGGTCCCACGATGCCCCACATGGAAACGCCGTGCTGGATTTGGAAAGCTGGCAAAAACAGTAGAGGCTACGGTCAGATAAGTGTTGGCGGCAAGATGCTAACAACTCATCGGGTAGCTTGGACAATAACTAACGGCCCAATCCCACGAGGGGAGGGGTATCACGGTACATGTGTCTGCCATCGTTGCGACGTTCCAACATGCTGCCGCCCTGATCATTATTTTCTAGGCGCTCATGCGGACAATGTTAGCGACAGAGCTAGCAAGGGCCGAAATAAACCCGCCGCTGGCGAAGTCAACGGTAACGCCAAACTCACCGCCACCAAAGTCATTGAGATTCGGGCGCTTTATGCCGCTGGTGGAACCACCCTAAAAAGGCTAGCTGCGCAGTTTGGTGTTGATTTTCCGATCATTGGCAAAATCATCAACCGTAAAGCGTGGAGTCACATCTAATGGCTTTACAGCAGTTTATCCAAGGTATAGTTACCGCCTCAACTAATCCAGCTTTTACGCTTCTATGTCACACATCATACTTAAACTCGACGTTCAGAAAATTGTCAAAGACTGGCTCTTTAAAGGCCAAAAGGGCACCTACCTCGACTTGGTAATCTACGAGAACGACGCCGAAGACCCATACGGCAACAGTCACGTCGTCAAGCAGTCGCCCTCCAAGGAACTACGCGACCAAGGCACCAAGCCTGTCATCATCGGCAACGGCAAGTGGATGCACTCCACAGGCCAACAAGCCCCAGCCGCCCGCCAAGCTCCCGCCCAAAGGCCAGCCCAAGCCCAGCAGGCAGGCTACGGAAGGCCAGCCCAGGCTGCCAAGCCTAGTCGGGCGGTGCAGTATGCGCCACCGCCGCCGGATGATGGCGACGATTCAGAAATTCCGTTCTGATCGCCGCCTGCCAGCCGCCAAGCACAGGCCGGGCCTTGACGGGCTCGGCCTTGTCGCGTAAGTGGAGTAAATGACACCAGACAACGACAGAGACGCCAGCACAGCCCACGACTTCATACATGCGCTGGTTCTGCCCCTCATCCCCCACGACCCCACGGGCATAGCGATCAAGGTTAACGACCGCGAAATTATCCTGCTAGCCTCCGCCCGAAACATGGGCTCAATCATCGGCAAAGGCGGTGCCATGGTGGCAGCCTTACGCCAGCTCCTCCGCCCGTTCGGCTGGGGCTTGCAGGTCCCAAGCACAGCCCGCCACGACCTCAACACGCCGCCAATCTCCCCCATGCCCGAGGTGCGCGAGCTAGCCGTGGGCTGGCTTGACAGCCGCTACGGCCCAGAGGCCTACAGACTGGCAGGCGAGGCTGAAGGCAGCCATTGGGAGATCTACGTTCACCCCGACCACTACGACCATGCAGACCACTCAGCCCTCGAAACATGGGCCTACAACGCCGCCCGCGCCCAAGGCTCCATCTTCAAGATCCGACTCAAGCCCGGCGGCATTGTCCACGCCTGAGCCGGACACTTGGCTAATAGAGCCCGCCGACGCCGTGGGCCGCTATCTCGTCGCCAGCCAGAGCCAAGCAGGCAAGTACATGGTGGACCTGCTCGCCTACAACGGCCACGGCCAATGCGCCTGCCCTCAGTGGAGCTACCGCATCGGCCCGGCCCGCGAAAAAGGCGAGCAGCCGCCGGTTCGCTGGTGCAAACACATAGCGGCTGCCCGTGAGGTGATGCTGGACGACGTTATTGCCCGGATGCTGGTGCAGGCGGTGCAGGGCTAGGCTTTTCATCCTCCCACCCCGCAAACAGCGGCTTGGCCTTCGCCATCAGATCTGGATCAGGCATGGCGGCGACCATGTGCCCGACAAAAGTGTGCAAATCCCACCCCACCCGCGCCAAGTGCCGGGCCAACTTGCCAGCCAGGGCGCTAGGCAGCCAAAGAGGCCGCCACTGGCCCGCCCCGCCAGCCGGTTCAGGCGGAACAAGGCTAGGCGCTGGGGGAACGCTTTTGGGCTCTGGTAATTCATCTACAAGCGCACAAATCAGCCCGCTAACCGACGTGCCAAGCTGGGCGGCAAGCCCGTCTGCCTTGGCTGCTGTGCTATCAGGGAGTGTGATAAGCATGCGCAGGACCGGCACGCGCTCCCCGGACTGCGTGACGTAGAGCGCCGAGTTCAGGAAAGCCCTTTTGGAGCCTCCGCCCTTCTTCGGCCTAGAGCCCGGAGGCCTGCCACGGGGGCGGCCCGGCTTGGGCTTGTGGGGGCGGGGGTAGGAGGGATCGTCGGCCATTTGGTCGATGACTTCGGGGGGAAGGCTCATGGCGTGAAGGCAAAGACAAAACGGCAGATCCAGAGCAACGCCAGCCCGGTCACCGGCACGCCCACGAACAGGCAGGCCAGGAAGGCTAGGCCGTCGTAGAGAGGGCGCTGGCGGAGGTATTCACGGGCGTAGAGCATGGGATGGGTGTCGGGGTCGGGGAGGAGGGGATTTTTCATAAGTGCATTTTGAGATTGTAAACGACGAACAGGAATAGGGCCAGCCCCACCAGCAGGCAGGCCACGTCAAGGCACAAGGCCGCCAAGCTAGGCCGGGCAGGCTCAGCTAGGCGGGCGGGCCATGTGGGGGGAGGGGTGATGGAGGACAGAGGGCGGTTCATGGCTTGATAAGGGGAGGAAGACTGATAGGCCGCCAGTGGGTAGGCTGGTGAGGTGAGCGCGCCCAGCCAGCCTGCCAGATGTCGTGGCCATCCGACCACTCAACATCACCAAACTCGTCCGCATCCTCCTCCGTGGGCAGCCCAGCCGCCACAGGCCGCCAGTCCAGGCGGGCAAGCTTGGCAAGCGCGCCCTCAAGGCCTTGGGCAAAGGCCGCCGGGACGACCTCGGAAAAAGCGTTGAGGCTGGAGACAGGCACCAAAGCCGCATGTGTGCGAGGATATTTCACGCCACCACCTCCCCAAAGCAAAGTTCCGCCTGCACCACAGGCTTGGCAGGCCGCATGGCCCGGATTGCCTCGGCCAGCTCCGCCATACGGCACCGGGCCGCCCCGATAGCCAAGACCTCCGTGTCCGTAATCTGCGCCCACCGCCGGGCAGCTTGGCAGGCCTCGGCTTGGCCGCCTGCCTGATAGGGCGTTTCAGTGCGCCCCATGGAGTCCAAGCGGTGCTCCACGACGCGGAAGTCACGCGGCCCAAACTGCCGGGCCTCGAAGCCAAGCAGACCATTGGCCCGCACAAAGCCAGCCACGCGGGCTGGGGAGATCATGTCAAAGATTGCTGTCATAGTGTTTTTGTCGGATGTCTTTAGTTTTGTAGCAGGCAAACGCGCCCACTGACACCAGTATAAACGCACACGAATTAAAATATATCAACGACTTTTTGCGCAAAGATCACTTTTCCTCTGCGTAAATGGGCATTAACTACAAACAATACATGAAATCCGACACAAAGCCCAAGCCCGCAGCCAAGAAAGCCAAGGCCAAACGCCGCCCAGCCTCGCCTAGCAGGCCAGCCCAGGCCGAGGTCATACCACGCAGGCAGGCATGGGCCACGCCCGGCGAGAAGGCCCAGTACTGCGCCCTCAGAGCCACCGGCACGCCCGCCGCCGAGGCCTACCGCATGGTCAGGCCAGAGACGACCCGCGACGGCTGCGCGAGCCAAGGCACCCGCTGGGATGCCGACATGGCCGCCGAGATCGCCGCCCTCAAAGAAGCCGCTGCCCAGGCCGCTGGGCAGGCCCATGGCGTGACCGCGGCTTGGCTGGTGGGCAATATGAAGGATATGTTTGAGACGCCGCTGGCCGCAATCAGCGCAGAATCAAGGTTTTGTAAGAAGTATAAAGTCACCGAAACCATGACCGACGCCGGGCCTAAAACGACCATCGAAGTCGAGAAGCCCTGCCCCCTAGCCACCCTCCAGGCCATCGCCAAGCAGACCGGCCTAGAGGCCAAGCCTGCCTTGCCAGGGCAGGAGGCAGGCACGGGAACGCCAACGGTGAGGGACTTGATGCAAGCTCTCATAAAACCCGGCTCGCCCATTGCCCGGCGTTTGGAGGCTGGCAGGCTGACTGGCTGATACTAAAAGAGCGCATTTTAGAGGCTTAGTGCCAGAAAACACGGGCTGATATAAAACGAAAGTATCAGTTGGCGCTGTTCAGCTTGCCTTTCGGCCCAGCCCGGCCTATACTTGGCCCGCCATGAGCAATACACCCGACACCCGACAGATCCCCGACGCCATCCTCCAAGCCGCCTGCCTCACCCCAGCCAAGGATGCCCAGCTATGAGCCACTTCGGAGGCAAGAAAGGCAGGCTTTGGCAGGCTCCGGCGGGCATTGATACGGCTAGGCCCGCCCTGCACATCGCGAAAGAGTGCGGGGTAGCGGTAACGACTGTGCTAAAATGGATGCGCGGCAAAGGTCTGCCAGTCAGGCCTCGGGGCACGCCGCCGGGCACTCGTTGGGAGTGGAAAAATAAGCTCGACGCATCAACCTTGGACTGGCGATTGCAAGACACCTACCTTGCCACCAAGCACAGCGTCTGCCGTGAGCGCATCCGCCAGCTCCGCAAGGCCGCCGGGCTGCCTGCCAGTGGCTCGGCTGAGTGGCTGGCGGATGGGGGCGTGGTGACGAACCCTTCAAAAAAGTACAGACTGGTCCTTGACCGCCCGCCGGTCTTGGAGAATCTTGGCATTACCAAATAGGTGCTTTCTAGCGGGAGTATCGCCCTTCTAAAGCGACTCCTTCCAAGGATCACCACAGCAAGCCGACCTTCCGCTAGAGGTCGGCTTGTTTGTGTCTGTTCCTTGCCCAAAGCCAGCCAAGCCGGGCAGCCCTAGCCGTGAGGCCGGGCACCGCTGGACATGCAGGCAGTGAGACGGCCAGTGCTCCCCGTAGCGGCAAACACGGGGGACTTCGCTGGGGGCTTATATGCCGGGGCGATGTGAAACAAATCCGGCAAGCACTCCTTTCTTTCTCTCATGTCCATGAGGGGAGGGGGAGCATTGCAGAGAGAGTCCTCGCGCCTGCCTGCCTTGGCTGCCCGCCCGGCCAAGAAAGGCCAGCCCGCCCTTGCCAGCCGGGCAAAGCTGGGCTAGGCTTGGGCCGCTAACCGATCCACCGTTATGAAAACCCGCTCCATCGCCCTACTCTCCATCATCGGCTTCCACGCCGCCTTCTTCGCCGTCGCCCTCTGCCTGCCCTCCTGCCAGTCAGGCGGCCAGATTGACGAGGCCCGCCTTGCCCGCATCGGCGACGTGGCCTTGGCCTACGCCGAGCGCACCGGCAAGATCAGCCCGGAGGACGCCGCCTTGGCAAGGGAGGCTGGCAAGCTCGTCCTGACACCAGCCCCGGTCCCGGTGGCTGAGACGGCTACGAAGTAACGACACTCTCCACGGTGCCCGCTCTTTTTGTGTTTCTGAGCGTGCAGGCCAGCCAAGACGGCGGCCCTCACCAGCCAGCCTTGTGAGCCCAGGGGCCGGGCCTCGCATGTGCCCTACTCGCCGACCGAGATCCACGGCGGTGCCCTGCCAAAGCTGGCCTTGGATCGCCTAGCCCGTCAGTTCCTCCCGGACTGGCGGGCTTTTTGTTGCCAAACTGGCTAGCCGAGGCTAGGCTATGAGCCACTATGCCCGACACACCAGACACCCAGCCCGCCGAAGAGTTCCACCCTTTGCCACCCGACACCAGCCTGCTCGAAGTTCTGGCCTACATGGCCCGCCAGTGCCGGGCCAAGACAGGCAAGCCTGCCGCCTTCATGGCGATTCCCCGAAAGTTGGCGCTGCCCTTGGCAGGCGAGAGGGCCGAGGCCAAGCAGACCATTGTAGAGGATGACTTCGCCCGTGCCTGCCTAGATGGCCGCATTTCGGCCCTGCTCATGGCCGTGCCCGTGGAGCCCGACGGACCAGCCATCCCTGTGATCGCTATCGACATGCCAAGCCCCCTAGCCGCCGCCTGGACTCGGCCCTTGCCCCGCTACGCCGCCAATGAAGGCTTTGAGGAGCACCCCGTCTATGCCGCCTGCCCATTTTCCCGCCTACTTTGGGACAAAGGCGAGGGCGCTCGCATCCCCCAGCTCACCCGCCGCATCCTGGCCTTCTGCCACGACCACGCTACGCGCCACCCCGCCCCCGTCTTCCAAGCCGTCATGGGCCAGCATGGACGTGCCCGCCCGCTGGTCATGGCCGCCCAGTCAGAGCCTGAGGCCCTGCCGGACGACCCGGCCTTGGCCTGGGCCACCATCGAGGCCGGGCTGGAGGAGCACGCCGACATGATCAAGGCCTCGCTGGTCAAGCGTGGCGTGTTCGGCATGGAGTTCGATGGCGAGCTTTCACCCGAAATCATCGCCAAGTTCCAGACCGCCTTTGCCGAGAGGTTCAAGTCCCTAGCCGAGTATGGGCCACACCCATACAAGCCGGGCTTCTTTGTCTTGGCCGCCACGCCAATGGAGGTGCAGGCATGATTACGGGCACCGACCCCAAAGGCCAAGCCGGGGCCGCCAAGCCGCCGCTAGGCAGGCAAGAGGGCGGCAGCCACTACGCCACGCTGGCAATTCAGCCAGTTGAGTTCATCACCGCCAACAAGCTCACTTTCCTAGAGGGCTGCGTCATCAAGCGCCTATGCCGCCACAGAGCCAAAGGCAAGGCCGAGGACATCCGTAAAGCCATCCATGAGCTTGAATTGATTCTTGCTCTCGAATACGCCTAATGCCAGCCGCCCGCCCGCCAAGCCCTGAGCCTGCCTGCCCAGCCGGGCCAGACCTTGCCGGGCTGGCAGCTGGCCTGGGGCTGGATGAGGCGGAGGTCCACGCCACGCTAGGCGATCCGATCTGGCGGCTGTGCAACATCTACACCATCCGCTCAGAGGAGGGGAAGCGCATCCCATTTCGTCCGAACGATGAACAGATGGAGATCATCAACGAAATCTATATCCACGGCTCGCTGATTCTCATCATATTGAAGGCCCGCCAACTTGGCGTATCAACACTGCTTTGCCTCGTCGCCCTGGATACCATCATGTTCGGAACATCGGTGGAGGCATGTCTAATTGACTTCAATAGCATCAACGCAAAGAAAAAGCTGCGAGAGAAGATCATCTATGCGTGGGACGGCCTACCAGCGATCCTAAAGGAGCAGTTCACCGTCTATGCCAAGAGCCTGCAAAAAGGTGAGTTCAGTATAGGCCCGCGAGTCTTGCCGGATGGACAAGATCCAGACAACAAGCCTTACAGCACCTACATGGCAGGCGAGACGCCCCGAGGCGGCACCTTCCAGTTTAGCCATTACTCCGAGTGGTGGGAGATTGCCGCCCGATTCCCTCAACGATCATCGGACATTCTCACCTCTGGCTGGCCTGCTGGTGAGCAAGGTATAAGAGCCGTGGAGACAACAGTACATGGTGGCAAACATGGGGAGTGCTGGCAGATCACCAAGCAAGGCCTCGACATGCAGGACAACATCTTGCCACGCCATTTACGGACAGAAAAAACGCCAGCCGTGCTATTCTTCCCGTGGTGGAAGAAGCAAGCCTATCGTGTGCAAGGTAGCGCCAGCCTCATCAGGCCGGAAACCCACGCCTACTTTACCGACCTTGAAAAGCAGGTGCCACACAAGTTCGATGATGCCCAGAAACTCTGGTACCAAATTCAGAGTGACACGCTCGGGCATTTTGTGCTTGGGCAGTATCCGTCAACCCTGCGCGAGTGCTTCCAAGCGCCCATCAAGGGGGCCATCTGGGCAGAGGCTCTTGCCAAGGCCAAGACCGCCGGGCGGATTGGCAGTTTCCCGCACGATGACAGGCTGGAGGTGGATACGTTCTGGGATCTTGGCGCACCCGACAACACGGCCACGCTCTACTGCCAGCACGACAACAAAACACGCCGCCTGATCGATTTCGATGGCGGCCTAAATCTCGACTTGCCCGACCGCGTGCGCCATATGGTTACGAAAGGCTACCGATTCGGCACGCACTACCTGCCACACGACGGGGCGGCCCGCCAAAAGAACGGCGTCAGCTTCCAACGAGAGTTTATGGACGAGCTGATACGCCAGGACGTCACAGGGCGCGTGGTAGTGCTGCCTCGCTGCTCGACTGAGTGGACCGGCATCAATCACGCCAACCTGCTACTATCAACCGTAGTGGAGATTGACGAAACAAAGTGCAAACAGTTCCTCGAAGCCGCTTCCCTTTTCCGCCGCAAGCCAGACCCTACAAGCAACGACCCAGAAAACCCCGTATTTCTTTCCGAAGTCCTCAGCGATTGGACAAACCACGCAGCCGACACGTTCCGTTACCTCGCAGAGGCGGGATTGCAAGGCCACCTCCCCCACACCTCCAACGGCATTATGGCAAACCTCTACTTTGACCCAACCCGCCTCCAGGCCGCCACGGCCAGCCTGCCAGAGCACCCGCCGACCCTCATGGTCTTGGACCGGGCAGGCGTTACCTGGGTGCATGTCGCAGCCCGGCACGATGCAGGCGGCTGGCTAAGAGTCTGGGAGACGCCATTGCAAGGCCCGCGCTACATCGTGGCCGTCATCAACGGAGCTGTGGCCGTCTGGCGGGCGGCAGGCTGGGACAGGAACGCCTCAGCCGAGAGGCCAGCCCGGCTTGTGGCCGCCTGCGTGGATGAGGCTGGCATCAATCAGGATAAGCTCTTGTCGTGGGCAAGCATGGCCTCGACGTATTACGGCATGGTGCCAGTCGTGGTGGACGTGGTGAGCATCCCCGGCGCGGTAGAGAAGCTACGCGAGCAGGGCGTGGGCGTGGCAGCCCGGCAGCAGAGCCTAGCTGAGCGCCGGGTGGGGCAGGCCACGGCCATCAGAAAGCCCGGCCATGAGTTCGGGGCCGAGGAACGGGCACAGGCCTACGCAGTGTTGCAGGAGCTTTGGCGCGATGGGGCCGTTGAGATGTGGTGCCCGACCGTGCTCCGGCAGATGGGCGGCATCACCGCCACCGAGCAAGGCGGGTTTGAGGTGCTGTCAGGCTATGCCCAGCACTGGCTAGACGTGGCGGCCCTTGGTGTCTGGACGCTTGGCCTAGCTGCCACAGCCATGCAGGCGGGCAGGCTGGCCCCGGAGCACAGCGGTGGAGGGTATCGAGGGGACGAAAATACGGGCTTGCCTTTTGAGAGGCAGAGGCGAAAACTCTTTTAACTCTCACTCTCACCACAATGGCCGATTATACCAGCACCGGATACCAAGCAAACGTCAACCGTGGCAGCTCCGGCGGCAGCGGTGGCGGCACAATTATCAATGTGGGCGGACGCTCCTTTTCAAGTAACTCGCCCGAAGGGCAGCGATTCCTTGCCCAGCAGCAACAACAACGGCTAACAACGGCCAAGGCTACCCTTGGGGCGCAAACCAACCTCGCTACAGCCGAAGTTGAAGCCGACGCACAAGATTTTGAGGCTAAACAGAACCGCGAGGCAGGCCAGCAGGCTTTCCAGTACGCCCTCAGCCAAGCCGGGAGCAAGCGCCAGCCCGGCGGAGGTATCGCCCGAGGAGGCTCTGGCCGTCGTGGTATGACGCTGAATCAGGCTACAGGAGGCCTTGCCGCCGCCAATGCAGCCGCCCGCAAAAAGGCCCAGATGGGCTTGGCGCAGGCCCGCGTTGCCGCCGATCCAGAAAACCTCCGCCTCCAGCAGCAGATTGCCGCTAGCCAAGCCAGCCTTGCTCGCAACCCGGCGGCAGGATCAGCCCGCAAACCAATCTCAGCCCCAAAAATTGGACGCTAATGAAAACAGATTCCGAAGGATATAACTCCAAAGGCCGCCGCCAAATCCTAGGCTACTCCCGCCTAGCCCAAGGCGGGGCGGATGCTGCCAGAGGCCGCGCCAACCAGCGCGTTTATGAATCCCAAGACCACCTTTACGAGGATGGTCGCAGCATTCAGGCCGCCCGGCAGCGAGCCCAGCGTGTGGCCCGCGCCAAGCATGAGGGCACTTTTGAGGAAACCAAGGACACCTACAACCAAGAGTCCGCAGATATGGGCTCCGATGTTGCAATGGATAATGCTGGAACAATCACTCGGAAAAAGCGCGCCGATTACACCGCTCCCACGGCCTACACGCCCAAGAAGCCCGCCCGCGCCCAGCCTATGAGCATGGCCCGCCCGGCAGGCCAAAAGGTGGCCGAGACGGTCGCCATGACCGAGCCCGCCGGGCTGCTGGATATGGCCCGCAAGGCCCGCCGCCGTAACACTCTCGTAATCCGCTAATCACACCACAATGGCTACTATTGAAGGCAAATCCTCCGCAGAATGGTTCAAAGACGCTGCCCAGCGCCAGAAACGCTCCAATGCCTACGCCAAGTACGAGGAGCCAGCCAAGCCCGAGCCAGCCCGGCAAATGGCAGCCATGCCCAAGCCTGCCAGCCCGAGCGCGCAGCCGAGGCAAGCGGCTAGGACTAAACCGAGCCGCGTTATGCCAAAACCTGAATCTTACTCAATGAAAGGCAATCGCTGGCCCGGCAGAGGGTTAAAGTATAATCGTTGGGATGGCTTAGTACCTATGGGCGGGGATGTAATTCGACCCAATCGCGGCTATGCCCAAGGCTCAATCGAAACCCCCAATTCTGAGCCTGCTAAGCCCGCCCGCCCAGCGCCAGGGCAGGCCAAGGGTTCGGAGTCTGAATGGACCGCCAAGCGGACAGAGGCTAAGGGCCGGTCAAGCCTGTATCGCGCCCAGGCCGAGGCCAGGAAGAAAGCCAGCTATAAGGAGCCTACCAAATACACGCCCAAGTCTTCTTTGGCCGATTCACAAATGGGCGAGTTCTCCAAGACCTTGAAGAAAGCGGGCAGCGGCCTAGCCAAGGCTCTAAACGCTAATAATCCTGATTCGTGGATCAGTGACCCGCTTGGCGTCCGTCGCCGCCGCCTAGCTGCCGCCAAGTAGCCAACACCGCAATGCCACTCCCTGACGATTACAAGAAAGCGCGCAAGAAAAACGCCCCAAAGGGTAGTTTGATGCGTGATCTATACGAGACGAATCGAGATATTCGCCGCCATCTCAAAGGAATCGAAGGCGAGGTAAGTTTGGAGGATATGCTAAAAACCAAGCAACGCCTCAAAAAGGAAACCCGCGAAGAAGTGCGGAAAGAAGAGGAAGCCGCCAGAAAAGACGCGAATCCACGCCAGTTGTCACCAATCCACGCCAAACCAAAGCCGGGCTTGGCATGACGGCCCGGCTTTTCTGTGAGACGTGCTGGAATAGCTGGGGCCGCGAGCTTTGGGCCGGTTCGTGTGTGTGCAGTGGAGACGTTGTATTGACACACGCGCCCGCATCGCCTAAAAATGCGGAATGCCCGGCCTCTCCGATCTTCTCCGCAATCCCCGCCGCCTCCGCCAATTCGCCGAAACGCCCGGCAATTATGCCGCCGCCCTCGACTACGCCAGCCAAGGCAGCCCGGCCCGAGTGGGGTACAGGACCACTAGCCGCGCCAGTTCGGCCAAGAAAGAGCCAGGCACATTAGAAACAGGCGAGTATATTGAGCAAATCGAGCTTCCAAGTGGAGAGTTGGTCAAGCCAGCCACGCCCTCTGGCCGCCTTGTGAAGGCCCCCGGCAAGTCAAACCTTTATCTCGACCCGACCACGGGCGAGCCCTACAACGCAGACCCCAGCCAGCCAACCGGGCTACGTTCCGCGTGGAACAATGCCCGGCAGGTCACTAAAGACGGCAAGGTGTTTAAAACCATCTCTGGCGTGGGCGAACGTGAGATTGGAGTGGACCCCAAGGTAGCCGAAGACGCCACCAAGGCAGCCGCCAAGCGCGAGGCCGAGAACCGCCGCCTAGCCCTGGCCCGCGAGAAGCGCCCCTACAACATCGACCGCGTGACAGGCGAGCCAGTGCCCCTCCAGTCAGACGAGGAATGGGCCGCCCTCAAGCAGGCCAAGGCCGCCAAACTGGACGAGGCCGCCCGCGTGAAGCGGTTGAAGGATCAGGCCGATGTCATCGACCTCGAAGCCGACCGTATTAGCCTCACCGCCCCCAAGCCCGCCAAAGAGGATGAGGAGGCATTTTCAGCCGCTGAGTCTGCCCTAAGCCAGTTCGCCGCCGGGCAAGACATGGAAGAGGCCGCCGCCAAGTATGCCGCCGCTCCCGCCACCGATGAGGCCAGCCAGCAGGCCAAAGCCGCCGCTGAGAACTATCTTGCCTACAAGGACAAGGTAAAGCCCGCCAAGGAGGCCGAAAAGAAGGTGCAGGAACTCAAACTCCGCGCCCTCGACATCAAAGAGCAGATTATCAACCCGCAGAAGTGGAAAGCAGGCAAGACTGCCAGCCTTGCCGCCCTGCCAGATGACGACCTAGTGGCCGAAGTGAAGGCACAGGCCGACATCATCAACGAGCAAGAAGAACAGGCCGTTGGCACCCTTGATTTCATCACCAAAGGCCGGAACAAGATCGTGGAGGAAATCAACGCCTTCCAAGAAGAACGCCGCCTCCAATCTGAGCAAGGCCTATCCGCCGAAGAACTCGAAGCCCTCAACCTCCAACA